CATATTGTCGCGGGTGGTGGTGGTTCTGGGTATTCACGCGCAGGCGGCGGTGGCGCTGGTGGGTTTAGAACAGGCTCAGGATTATCTGTAACGGCTGGTGCTTCGTACACGGTCACCGTTGGTGCGGGTGGTGCTGGCGGACCTTCTGGCGGTGTGGCAACAAACGGATCAGATTCCGTATTTAGCACCATTACCTCTACTGGCGGCGGTAAAGGCGGCGATGGCGCTTCTAATAACGCTGGTTCTGGTGGGTCAGGCGGCGGAGGAACGGCAAACGGATTTTCAGGCGGAACTGGCAATACGCCTTCAGTAAGTCCGTCGCAAGGATCAAATGGTGGTGGTGGTGCCCCCGGCAGTGGAGGAAATCAAGGTGCGGGTGGTGGCGGCGGTGCTGGTGCTGTAGGCAGTGCTCCAAGTGGCGGTGATACTGGTGGTAACGGCGGCAATGGCACAGCATCATCTATTTCTGGTGGTTCCGTACCTTATGCTGGCGGAGGCGGTGGCGGCAGTAACAATAATGCAACCGCAGGGACAGGTGGCTCTGGCGGTGGTGGAAACGGAGGTGCATCTTCCGACGCTGCTGGTTCCCCCGGTACGGCAAACACAGGCGGTGGCGGCGGCGGCGGCAGGAATCACACAGTAGGCACTGCAGGCGGCGCAGGCGGCTCTGGCATCGTGATTCTGAAGCTGAACGCAATAGCAGTTGGCTCTGTCGTTACGTTCGTTTCTTCTGGCACGATCAAAATGCCTGCTGGCTCTGTTAGCGTGGACTACTTGGTTGTTGCGGGTGGCGGTGGTGGTGGTGGGACAGTAGGCGGCGGTGGAGGCGCTGGTGGATTTAGAACAGGCTCAAGTTTAGCTGTAACGGCTGGTACTGAGTATGCGGTCACCGTTGGCGCGGGTGGTGCGGGTGCTTCTGGAAGAAGCAACGTCGCTCCAAGTGGATCATCTTCTATATTTAGCACCATTACTAGCGCAGGCGGCGGCGGAGCCGCGTCATTTGGAAATTCTGGCGCATTAGCAGGAGTCAATGGTGGTTCTGGCGGCGGCGGCAGTGGCGGACAAAGCCCAAACGGTGGAGGGGCTGGCGGTACGGGTAATACACCCTCTGTAAGTCCGTCACAGGGCAGTAATGGCGGAAATGGGTATTATCCTGGCGGCCCTGTTTCTAGCGGCGGCGGCGGCGGTGGCGCTTCTGCCGGTGGCGGAAATGGTGACGCTGTAGCGTCTGGCAACGGTGGTAACGGTACTGCATCGTCTATTTCTGGCGGTTCCGTAACTTATGCTGGCGGTGGTGGGGGCGGCGCACATTCGGGAGGCGCTGCGGCAGGCACAGGTGGCACGGGTGGCGGTGGCGGTGGTGGGACAGCTAGTGTTGGAACTGCTGGCACTACCAATACTGGTGGTGGTGGCGGCGCTGGATCAATCAACGGCCCAACAGAATATGCAGGCGCAGCAGGCGGCTCTGGCGTTGTTATTCTAAAAATTAATTAGACAGGCAAGAACATGGTTACAAAAAGATATATGATTCTCGGCATCGACATGGCGGTGAACTTGCTTCGCCCCGGCGCGAAGTGGGAGTGGACCGGCGGCGTTGGTTTCACGCGCTGGGAGGACCCGCGTTCGCAGCCGAGCCAGGAAGAAGTCATGGAAACGATTGAGAAGATCAAGGCGTTTGAGGACTCGATCAATACGATCTGGTTGCCAGAGCAAGTTGCCGAGAACGAAAAGAAAGAACAAGAGATTGAACTGGCGATGGCATCGTGATTACGCACAACCTGTTTCCAACGTCTGTATCGTTCTTTGAGCTTGGCCGCGAGTTTAGCGCCAAAGAAAACAAGTTTCTGCTAAACCTTGAGCAGAAGCCAAACGACGGCAACACGACCAGCAAAGAGCGCAAGCTGTTAGACGACCCCAAGCTGGCTTCGTTGCGCGAGTTTGTAGACGCTTCGGTTGCTTCGTATTTCAAGGAAATCTACAGCCCAAAACACGAAGTCAGCCTTCGCATTACGCAATCGTGGGTCAACTACACCAAGCCGGGGCAGTGGCACCATAAACACGCGCACCCCAACTCGTTTGTCTCTGGTGTGCTTTACATCAAGGCCAACAAAGAGACTGACCGTATTCAGTTCTTCAAGGAGAGCTATCAGCAGATCAAACTGCCGGTAGATCAGTTCAATCTGAGCAACTCAGATAGTTGGTGGTTGCCGATTAACACGGGCCAACTGATTCTGTTCCCCTCGTCGTTGACGCACATGGTCCCAACCCTGCAAGGCGAAGATCAGCGCGTCAGTATGTCATTTAACACTTTCCCCGTGGGTTATGTCGGCAGCGACGACGACCTCACCGGCTTACGTTTATAGGAGCAAACACATGGCCCATTTTGCCGAATTAGACGCTAACAACGTAGTCCTGCGGGTGATCGTTGTCAGCAACTCAGACACCGCCGACGCAAGTGGCGTGGAAAAGGAGCATATTGGCGCGGCTTTCTGTGAACGCCTGTTAGGCGGCACATGGAAGCAGACCAGTTATAACGGCAACATCCGCAAGCGTTACGCTGGGATTGGCTACACTTACGACACTGGCCGGGATGCCTTTATTACGCCCCAGCCGTACCCCTCATGGGCGCTGGACGATAACGCCGATTGGCAAGCCCCCGTGCCGATGCCGACTGACGGCAAGATGTACAGTTGGAATGAAGAGACGCTGTCCTGGGTAGAGACGACTTTCCCTGTCTAATTTGGTGATCCATGCCTGTGGCAATGACTTATACGTCTCTATTAAGCGATGCACGGTCATACCTGGAGCGTGGTTACGTTTCAGATCCCATCGTCTATGAGCAACTCCCCCGGCTGGTAGATCTTGCTGTAAGGCGTATCTCCAGGGAACTGAAGGTCCAGGGCTTTGAAAGGGTGCTGCTTACCACCCTTACGACAAGCGTAAATGCCGTCCCTAAGCCAGACCGCTGGCGGGAAACTATTTCAATCAGTGTCGGAACTGGGGCGAATTACAACACCTTCAGCCCTTTGTACGCCAGGGAACCTGAGTACATTTGGATGATCTACCCCGACTCAACCGTCGAGGGTACTCCTGAGTATTACGCAGATTACAACCTTAATTTCTGGCTTGTCGGCCCAACGCCGGATGCCACCTACCCCATGCGGGTTATCTATTATGAGCTGCCATCAGGGCTAGATGACGCTAATCAGACCAATTACTTGACTGAATACGCGCCCAATCTTTTGCTGTATGCTGTGCTCCTAGAAGCCACCCCTTACCTCAAAAACGATGAGCGTATAGGGGTTTGGCAGCAAATGTATGACCGTGCGGCTCTGGCCTTGAATGGCGAGGAGCTGCGTAAAATCCTAGATAGAACGACCGTGAGGAAGGAACAATGACCAATTACACAGATGTATTTGGCGGGTCGGTCATATACCCGTCAGAGGTGTCGTATCGGTCAATTTCCCTTACTGGCAACCTGACGCTTTCCTGGCCGCTAGAAGCCACTACAACCCCAGACGTTGTAGCGCAGATTATGGATGTCGCCTCTACCGGCGCGTACACCATCACTATGCCTCCAGCCAACGAAGTCTCGGTTGGCGAAACGGCCACATTCAACAATCTGAGCAGCTATACAATCACCATCGCTAACAACGGTGGCGGCACCATTGGCACCCTGCTCTCAGGCCAATCGCGTCAGTTCTACGTCACGGACAACTCTACTGTTAACGGCTCTTGGGACAACATTGCTTTTGGCAATGTAACCTCGACAACCACTGCTGCCTCATTGGCTGGCGCGGGCCTTGTCGCCATCAGCACGTTGCTAAATCAGTCGTGCCCTGTTGCGGCTAAGAACTCAAATTACGAATTTGGCATTAACGATAGAGCGCAGCTTATTATTGCGACGACTGGAAGCCTGACGTTTACGTTTGTCGCAGCGGCTATTCTTGGCGATAACTGGTTTGTCTTTGTTCGCAATTCAAGCGATGGGACATTAACGCTCGATCCGAATAGCTCAGAAACCATTGACGGCGCATCAGACCTTACCTTGCAGCAGGGTGATTCGTGCATGGTCGTCTGCGACGGCACCAACTTCTTTACTGTTGGCATTGGCCGTTCAACGACAAGCACCGTCACAGCAATCTCCATCAACGGCTCAGGTGGTGCCGGTGACCAGACGCTTACAGCCAACGAAGTTGCAGCGTCAATTCAGACGTTCACCGGCACAATTACTGGTGACCGTAATTATCTGTATGGGTCTAACCCAGGGTATTGGTTCGTATTCAACGACATAACGCTTGATGGACACGTTGCCGCTTGGGCTGTTGATGGCGGTGATGCTGGTGTGACAAGTGCTGATATAGCCAATGGCACACGCGGGCTGATTGTTTCCAACGGAACGAATATGTTCCTCGCCATGTCTTCTTCGGGAGGCACTGTTACTAGTATAGCCACCGGAACGGGCCTTACGGGCGGGCCGATTACGACGAGTGGCACAATCTCTCTCGCTAACACCGCTGTTACTCCAGGCTCGTATGCCAATGTTAACATCACGGTAGATGCTCAAGGCCGCTTAACCGCAGTTTCCTCTGGCCCTCTTATCTCTGTAATCACCAGCAACACAAACGCAGTCTCTGGGGTTACTTATGGCTGCAATACGTCTGGTGGTGCATTTACACTAACGCTTCCAAGCTCGCCTACGGCTGGGCAGTTTGTTGGCATTATTGATACAAACGAAACATTCAATACCGAAACCCTTACGATTGCTCGCAACGGAAGTCCTATTATGCTTCTTGCTGAGAACATGACTGTTCAAACACAGTCTGCATCATTCAATCTCGTTTACGTTAATGGCACTACTGGCTGGGCTATTGCTTAATGGCACTCGTTCCACTTCCCATTAGATGTCTGCCTGGGATCAAGCGCGACGGTACGCAGCTTGAAGGCAACTTCTATATTGATGGTCAGTGGATGCGGTTTCAGCGTGGGTTGCCGCGTAAGATGGGCGGCTATCGTCGTTTGACGGATCAAGCCACAGGAATTGTCCATACGATGGACGTTCATACAAATTCCGGTGTCACCAATATCCACATGGGATCTGGTTCTAAGGTTGAACAAATCAAAATTACTGAGAACAACCTAGTCACAGATATTTTTGACAGAACGCCAGAGAGTGAGTTTGATGCAAACGCATATAACCTTTGGCAGTTCTCTGGGTTCTATGATTCTACAAGCAGTTATGTAGCCTTAATTGCTCACGTTGCTTTAAACTTAAGGTATATTTCAAATGACGTAGAGGGCAAAATATTCATTGGAAATATAGACGATACAGCCGCACTTATACCTTTGACTGGAGATGACATTCCAAGTGTCTCTGGCGGCGTTGTGTCTGTTTTCCCGTATCTGTTTGCCTACGGCTCGAATGGGTTCCTCACTTGGTCTGCGCCCAACAACCCAAACAGCTTTGCTGTTCTTGATGGCGGTGGCGGTCCAGATGGTGCTCGCGTAACATCATCCAAGATCGTTAAGGGGCTGGCTATCCGTGGTGGTGGTGGCAACTCACCGTCTGCATTGTTCTGGGCATTAGACAGCGTTGTCCGCGCTACATTTGTCGGCGGCAACCAAATCTTCCAGTTTGATACGCTGTCCGACCAGACGAGCATCTTGTCGTCGTCGTCGCCCATTGAGTATGACGGTATTTTCTATTGGTGCGGTATAGACCGCTTCTTGATGTTTAACGGCGTTGTCAGAGAGATTCCGAATCAACTCAATCTGAATTGGTTCTTTGACAACCTGAACTACGCGCAACAACAAAAGGTATTTGCGTTTAAGGTCCCGCGCTTTGGTGAGATCTGGTGGTGCTTTCCGTATGGCAACGCCACAGAGTGTACACATGCCGTGGTCTTTAACATTCGTGAGCAAACTTGGTATGACACAATTCTGCCCAACGGGGGTCGGTCTGCCGGTCAATTTGCCCAGGTTTACCGTTATCCCATTATGATTGGAAACCAGCCCATTGATGGTGGTACTTACAAGTTATGGCAACACGAAACCGGCGTGGACGAGTTCGATGGGCAGTACGCTAATGCTGTCCCGTCTTTCTTTGAAACGGCAGACGTTAGCGCCGTAGCCCCGCCAGAGGGAGGCCAGTCTTCTAATAAGGCCCTGCGGGTGGCTTATGTTGAGCCTGACTTTGTGCAGACAGGGGCCATGAAGATGAACATCTCTGGCCGTAGAAACGCCCGTGCGCCTCTGGTCATTGGGCCTGATTACTTTTTTGATCCAGACACCCAGCTCCTGTATCCTAAAGAAGAACGGCGTGAACTGCGCTTTCGGTTTGAGTCTAATACAGCCGGTGGGAACTACGAGATGGGTACGCCTCTGGCCCACATTGAACCCGGCACCAGCACCATTTTGGGTAGCAGATAATGCAACAGTTTAATCAATTCAGAACATACGCAGAGGGCGAGAACATGCCGATTACAGAAGATGGCATCTCTGGTGTAATGGCCCGTAATAGCGGCGTATCTATGAAAGGTGGTGGCGCGTTAAGAGCAGCCGCCCGCAAAGTTCAGTCCGCTGGCCGTGGTGAAGACAAGATCCTCGTTCACATCAATCCGTCTGAATACGCAGAGCTGATCCGCAAGCATGGCCCTGTAATCTACAACGATGAAACTGGCCTGCCTCAGTTGGGTTTCTTTAAGTCCCTTGGCAAGATTCTAAAGATTGCAGCTCCCATTATTCTTTCTATTGCGCTCCCTGGGATTGGCACTGCTATTGGCGCTGGTATTGGGTTGACCGGAGCAGCGGCTGCCACGGTTGGCGGAGCAATCCTTGGCGCTGGAACCAACTTTGTTACCAGCGGCGGAAAGCTGAAGAGCGCCCTTATCGGGGGCTTGACTGGTGGCTTCGGAGGTTATCTCCAAGGTGCCGCAGGAATAGGTGGTTTAAGTCCAGAGGAATATGGCAAATTAACTTTTGCTCAGAAAGCAATGGTTGGGAACAAGCTAGGGTTCTTAGGCGTTACAGATCCTGCTAAGGCGATTATAGATAGTAGGATTGGGCCTTTTCTTCCGTCTGCTGCTGACACCCCAAAATCTTTTTTCGATTTCATGGGCAAGACCAAGTTGACGAAAAGCCTCCTCGACCCCGACATGAAGGGCGTTTTTGGTGCGCTTACATCTCCGCTTGGAATTGGCGCTTCATTACTTGCCGTAGACGCTTTGAAGAAAAAGGGAGGATCTGATTCTACTACAGGACAGGGCACGTTCCCTACTCTTCCAAATCAAATCAGCCCTGGTAACTACGCCAATGCTCCAAACATAACAGCGCCTACGCTTCAACAGATGGCTGCTGTTCGGCAACCCACTCAGCAATCCGCTCAACAATCTGAAACCGTGCAACTTCCAGATGGACGCATTGTTCCTGCTTCATATCTTCAAAATGGCATTCTTCCAAATTATGGATCTCAACAGAACGTCTACAACCCGTTTACCTTTGCAGCGTCCGGCGGTCCTGTTTACGCTCGCACAGGCGGTCT